CGGAGAGTGCGTCCGCTCTGCTGCCTCGTCGTGTCGCCAACTTTGGCCAGGGGTTCGTGCCGCGCCCCGTGCGTGAACTATTCCGCCGGGCTCAGATCAATGGCGTTCCCGGCGAGTACTTCGAGGAACGCATCGGCGAACTCGCCCGCGGGGCAACAGGCATCGCGACGAAGCCGGATGGCAGTCCGGACTTTGGGTTGATCGGGGCGTTCCTTCAGGGGGACATGCGACGATTCCTCGAGGACTCCGCCGTCGAGGCTGGCACCTTCGCCATCCCTGGTGCAGCTGGTGCCGCGGCGAACTTCCGCTCGTGGTCCCAGCTCCGAGGCATGCCCGCGACGGGAGGTCCGCGGCTGCTCAATGTCCCAGAGCTCGGGCTGGCAGCGACCATGGCCGAGGAGGCTCGCCACGCCGAGGTTTCGCAGCGAGCGGAAGAACGAAACGCCCGGGAAGTCCAGCGGTGGCTCGCCGAGGCGCCGGTGGCTGAGCTCCGCCGGTGGGCGGAATGGGAACCAGTCACCAGGTACGTCCCGCGCGAAGCAGTCCTTTCGTTCGCCGAAGCGAGAGACCAGGTGGCGACGCTGCTCCAACGGCAGCAACAGCAGAACCTGGACACGTCCGAGCGAGAGCAGATCAATCGGCAGTTGGATGGCCTGCAGAATCTCGCCCGCAGCTACGCCGACGATATCCTGCGAGGCCTGAGAGACGAGGCACGACAATCCTCGCAGCCGCGGCAGGGGGAGACCGCTGAACCTCTCGTCGAGGAGCGTGGCCGCCCGGCGTCGAGCATCCCTGAGCCTGCACAGCCACGAGTTGAGTCGCCCGCTCCAGCGATTGCTCCAGCCCCAGTTCCTGCTCCGGTCGAGGAACCTGCCCCGGCGGTTCCGATCGAGACTCCATACCAGCAGTTGGCGTCCGTCGCGCAGCAGCAGACCCCAACGGCCATGCCGGCCGAGATGATGCCAGAACCTGTCCGCGGAGCGATGTCGTACCGCGGCTTTGACCCGGTGCGAGGCGGCGTCGAGGACGAAGAAGGACTGGTGCCTGTCCGTGGAGAATCGCCAAGATCCCAGGGGCGAATTCTGCCAACCGGTCCAATTCCGGCTTACGAGTCTGCACCTACAAGTGGCAAAATTTTGCCACTTCCGCAGACGCAAGCCCAGACGCAGGTCGCCCCGGAGGTCCAGCAGCAACCATCGCCTGCCCAGGCACGAACCTTGCCTGAGGTCCAGCCGCAGGCCAGAGAGGCCAGGACGCAGGCGGAGGAACGGGAGCGAGAATCGCCAGCAGCTGAGCAGGCTGAGGTTGCCGAAGAGCCATCAGAAGGAGAATCGGCTCGCACGATGGAAGAGCGGACGGCCCGCGACATGGCCCTCGCGCGGAGCGGAAATCGGAATGCTCTGATCGAGAACGAACTCAAGCATTTTCAACGCATGGGCGGAGCGTACAAGGCCGCGAACCGGGAGGAGATGCGAGCCCGCGCGGCGATGGAATTGGTCCAGGCCGCCGAGAAGTATGTCGAGGCCGCGAAAAAGCCTGGGTTCAAGCCGATCTCGTTTCGTGGGTATGCGTACCGGATTGTCCGCCGCGGGCTGCTCGAAGAATCCGGAGGCGTCGTCGCTCCTGGCCGTGACATGAAGCTTACCATCGGCAGCTTCCGCAAAGCCGAGCAAAAACTGGAGACGGGACTCGGGCGGGCGCCGTCCTTTGAAGAAACGATCACCGAAGTGAACGCCGGGCGAAGGCGGCAGGGGAAGAAGCCGTTGACGGATCGGCAGCAGACGAACCTGCGTGAGGCGATGGCAGCAGAGCGTGTGTCGACGGGCCAGACTCAGGACGCCGGCGGCGACGAGCTCGCACCAATGATCGAGCGTCTCCCGTCGCGCGAGGAGATGAGCCGGGTGGAAGCCCAAGACGCCTTCAGGTTCGTAAACTCAATCCTTGCCCGGCTCAAAGACAAAGAGGCTGTCGCGGTCGCCGAAAGATTCTTCGGTCTTCAAGGAACGCTCCCTGAAGTGTCGATCAATAGCCTCAAGAAGCAGCTTGGGTCTTCGTGGCAAAAGGTCAGGGACAAGTTGCAAGTTGCCGTCGACCACCTGGTCGCCAATACGACCAGCGATCTGGTCGACATCGCCATAGGGGTGAGGGTCCCTGTAGAAGTGCGGGACATCATCGAGTGGAATTTGCGGCAGAAGCTGGCGTCGAAGGTGGTCGAAGAGGAAAAGGCACCGACTGCTCGGACACAACAACAGGACGCGATCCTGGACATCGTCCGGAAGGGGAAGATCCAGCGTGGCGCCGCACTCAACAATTACGCCGAGGCGTTTGCGGAACTTCAGGATCTGCTGACGAATGACCCGGCGGCGATGACTCTGGATCGATGGGCCGATTACCTGGAAAGCCGCGGGCTGATGACGGTTCCGAGAGATCGGGACGGCGTTAACTACCTCGTCGAAGTATTGGCCCTCAGCGGCGTAAGACGTGGGCCTGAGGAGACTCAACGTGAACCTGACAAACGAACTGCGCAAGCTGGGGGTCCAGAACCTGGGCAGCCAGAACTTCGACCTGAACCGCGAGTTGGACCGAGCGGGAATCAGGATCCTGGACCATCCGCATCTGGTCGAGGAAATCCACAGGCGGGAGCGGTTGCAGAAAGCTCTAGAGAAGCTGATCGAGGACAACAAGAGACGGGAAGCGGAAGCCCGCAAGTCCAAGAGCCAGTAGCGGCACAGCAGTCGCCTCCTGCTGCGCAAGTCATCGAGCCGACCGCTTCTAGTCCAGTCGGCGAAGTACCGCGTTCCATTACGGCACAGGTCCTAGGCCAGGACGAAGCTCCAGCTACAGCAACGCCGGCACCAGCCGCAGAACCGACGCCGCCAGCGACGCAGGAGATGCCGTCTCCGGACGTCATTGCACTTCGCGTCGAGTTGGAGCGCGTCAACTCCGAGATCGCTGCAGTCGACAGGAGAATCTCCAAGACCGGCGAGCAAGACCGGATAATCGCCAACGAGATCAAGGAGTCCTTGCTCAAGAAGAAGGAGAACCTGGAGAGGCGGATCCGGCGAGCCATCGAACAGCCGAAGGCACTTCCGAAAGCGAACCTCGAGGTCCTCCTGTACCGGCTGAAGAAACGGCAAGATGCCGACGCGAAGACGCTGAGGAGGCTTAGCGACGAAATTGACGATCTGCGGCGGCAACAGCAGACCAACCCCGGCGACGACCAAATCGAGCATCAGCTTGCCATAAACGTCGGGGCGTTGCGGGACATTCGGCAGCGGTACGACGAGCGAGAAAGGGAGATTGAGCAGAAGACAAACGCCATCGCTGCCGCCTCGGAGCCGGCGACGCAGCTTTCGACTCCCGCATTGACCGACACGCTGAAAGAGTTGGTGCGTCTCAAGCAGGCGGTTCTTGCCAGCGAGCCGGGAGGGCTGACTCAGGCGATCAATGCCGGCGTGGACGCCGTCCAGAAGGCATACGACAAGTTCAATAAGCAGCAGCTGTTCGAACTGTACACGGCGTTTACCGGGTACAAGGCCAAGGGGACATCGATAACCAAGACGGAAATGCTCCGCGAGATGATTCTGCGGTTCTCGGACTTGCAGCATCATTTCTACGCGATGCCCGTCTACCATGACGTGCTGCAACGGCTTGGCATCGACGAGATATTCAACGGCGTCGACCCGGACGACCCATTCGTTACCAGCGTTCGGTCTGCGTTCGCGGACCTCGCGTATCCAATCCTGGAGTTCCTGCAGACCCGCGGCTACAAGGTCGCCTATTACTGGGGCGACGTCGACGCGGCCCTGGACGCGATGTTCGCTGGGGCTGGAGATGGCGTCACTGGCAAGAGGCTCCGCGCTCGCGTCAACCGGATGGACAACGCGGAACTGGTCATGACCAGCGCGGAGCGGGCTGCTTCTGCAGAGGCGTTTCACAGCCGGCCTCCTGGGGCTGGAAGCTATGTGATCGCTGTCAACAAGGACCGCATCAAGGACAACCTGTTCGCGACTATCGCCCACGAGATCGGGCATGGCGTCCACGAAGCCATGATCGACGGCGGGTTCGGCGATCTCATCGAGCGGATGGTCGGGGACAAGGAGCAGGCCACGGCGAGGGTGATACAGACCCTGCGGGACAAGGGCCTGAAGATGTCCGACAAGTACCAGAATTACATCTTCCAGACTCCGGAGATTGTTGCCGAGACCTTCGCCGAGATCATGGTCCAGAAACGTGCAGGTGCGGCGCCCGCTCGGCGTATCGTTGGGTTCGTCAGGCTTTTCCCTGCCCTGGCGGATCTCCTCCGTCGCCAGATCCCATTGATCAAGAACATCAGCCCCAGCGGGTCTGGCTGGGACATCCCACAGGACCTCGCTGCGAAGGCGACGGGCGTGGCTGGTGGTGCCGGCCGGTTCGACGTACCGGTGTCGCAGGCGGTTCCAACCAGTCCTGCTGACGCGGTTTCCGAGTACCGCATCATCGAGACCATGATCCGGTTATTCGACCAGACGTGGTATCACCCTGACCACGACACCAGCACGTACGGGCTCTACAAGTGGCGTCCTGAAACGATCATGATTGGGCAGATGCACGCCGGTCGCATCGGCATCGCCACTCATGAGACGGCACACGGGATCGACAAGACGTATTACGTCGTCGACAGGATGCCACAGAACGTGCGCGCCGCGATCGCCAGCCTGAACTATGATCCGAGCATCAAGGACCCGATCCAGGCAGCGAGGGAGGGATTCGCTGAGCTCGTGCGAGTGAAGCTCACGGGAGATGGTCGACTGGTGATCCCGCCGGTGGTCGATGCCTGGTGGGCCAATTGGCGAGCCGCCAACCCGAAGATCTCCGCCAAGCTGACGACGATCGCCGACCTGGTCACCAAGTATCGTCAGCAAGGCCCGGTCGCCAGAACGGTCGGCCGAGTTGTCAACGAGCCGAAGTATCCTCAGCCGATCCTGTCGCCGGCGGAGAGGGCACAGGACATCTTCTTGAATGCCTGGGATGCATTCCAGACGAAGTTCATCGACCGGTTCCATTCGCTGTCCAAGTTCGACGCGTTGGTCGCCAAACGCCGAGGGCACAAGGATGACCTCGGTCTCTACGAGATCGCCATCGCCGCGCAGGGCACCGCACCTACGCTCGCCGCCGAGGCGATCACCCGCGGGGTGCTGACCTTCCGCAAGAACCCAAACGGCAAGTGGGAGACCGTCCGCATCAGCGAGCCGATCACGGACGTTTTCAAGTCGCTCAGGGATGGAGGCTACGACGAGAACGAGTTCATGGCGTACGCCATCTCGAGGCAGGTCCTCGATGACAGCACGCGTCCGGACGTCGACGTGCCCCAGCACGAGATCGACGATGCGAACGGGGTCATTGTCGAGATCGCCAAGGACCAGAAGAAGCTCGCTCTGTTCGATCAGGTGCTGAAACGATGGTCGGACTTCTCCTCGGCGATTCTTCAGATCGCCGTCGACACGGGGAAAATCACGCAGCAGACGGCAGACGACTTCCGCATCAATCGGCCGCTCTATATTCCCACGTTCCGTGTTGGGCACGAGATCTCCTCGGGAACGGGCGAGGCTTCGTCGGGCATGAATCCGATGATGAAACGCACTGGCTCTGGACTTCCCAGGTACAACCCCGTTCAGGCGACGCTCGAAGTCTTGCAGATGGCGTACCAGTCCGCCCACGAGCAGATCCTGATGGACACGCTCTGGACGGCGGCAAGGGACACAGAGGGGGTTGGCAGGTTCGTCGTCGAGGAGCCGATGCACATGGCTCCGCCGTTCGAGGTCCACACGGATCGCGTCAAGAAAGCCCTGATCGCCATCGGCTATAGCCAGCAGTTGCTGAACGGGCCGGACGACACGCTGCAGTTTTTCATGCCGTCCTTCTTCTACGACGGCACACACCCGGTCATGACGATCATGATCGACGGCAAGCCGAAGAACATCCGCTTCGTCGGCAATGACGGGGCCAAACTGTATCGCACGCTCGCCAGGATCAATGACCTGGAACTGCTCCACCCGGTGGTGAAGATCTTCTCGTTGATGACGGGCGCCGTCCGCGCGGGGGCGACGATGTTCAACCCCGCGTTTGCGTTGGTCCGCAACCCGATCAGGGACGTCCAGCACTACGTCATGACCTCGAAAAATGTGAAGGGCCTCGAGCAGTTCACCAGGCTCGGCCAATGGTTCGCTCGGAATCTCGTGTCGACCATGGCGGAGCTCGCTGGAAAGGACCAGAACAAGATCATCGAGTTGTTCGACGCCCTTGGTGGGAAGATGCAGCAGCACTTTGGCGTCGACCCTGGTTCCATTCATCAGACGCGTCGTCGGCTCATGGGGACGCGCACGAAGGCGGACAAGACGAAAGGAGTCTTCGGTGAGATCTACGAGGCGATGTCGTCCCTGCTCGCAATCCCCGAAGGTGCTCCACGCTTGGCGGAGTTCCATCGGGTATTGAGGGACAACGGGGTCACCGATCAGGATGTCGGGGATTACTTCGCCGGGAAGAAGGCGCTTCCGCTGACCGCTTTGTACAGAGCCATCAACGCCGGCGCCGACGTGACGGTCAATTTCAAAAAACGTGGCACGCTCGGCCGGCAGCTGAACGCGATCTTTCCTTACCTGAACGCCCGCATCCAGGGTATCGACAAGTGGATCCGTAACATCAAGGACGACCCGCGGCGGGCGATGCTCGCGTACTCGGTCATGGTCGCTATCTACCTGGCGTATCTCGAGGGCACGCCTCCCGAGGAGGAGGAACTTGACGAGACCCGCAGGGACTTAAACTGGAACTTCTTCGACGAGAATGGCCGGCTCGTTCGCTCCGTGCCGATGGCCCCGGAGTGGGCAGCAGCGTTGATGCCGATCGGGGCGTTGTGGCGATACCTCCGTCGCAATCGCCCGCAGGCAATCCCTGGCCTGCTCTGGAGGATGGGCATGGAGTTCCAGCCGTTCGGTCTGCCAGCCGGCACGCCGATCCTCGAGGCCATGGTAAACCGCAACTTCCGGACGTGGCGAGAGATTGTCCCGCGGTACATCGAGGGGGAGCGAGTCCCGGCGGACCAAGTGGCGCCGAGCACGCTTCCGTTCTATGACTGGTTGGGGAAGAAGATAGGCGTGTCGCCGGCCAAACTGCAGCATATCGCAAGTGGCCTGACCGGAGGGCTCGCCACGGGGGGCGGATTCTCGCCGACGCGAATGAGCCTCGGCGTCTTTGATGAGCAGGTACGGATGATTCCTGAACTTACGCAAGCTGCTGATTGGGCAAGGCAGGAATTGGGCTCGGAGAAGAAAGCCAATCGGCCGCTGACAGATAAGCGTCGGGCCGAGGCGGCGATGACTGTCGCGCTGGATGACCTGACCAAAGATCTGAGAAGGCCAGGATACGAGGCGAAGAGCCGGGATGAACGGTGGGCGACGGATCGATGGGCGATTGGGTTGGCGATGTTTGCCCAGGGGCTTCCGGAGACGCCGGCGTATCCGAACCCACTTCGGCACGCGGCGTCTCCGGATATGCCTCCCAAGATCAGAGAGTACGTTGTCGCTTTCTTGCGGCGTCAAGCGGCAGCAACGACTCGGCCAATGCCGCTTCGTGCTCCGAGCAATTCGTCGATTGATTCGGTGCAGCAGAATTGGCGGGTGGCTCGGGCTGGGTCGACGGCGATCTTCCAGGCTCTTGGGCTGAACGACCAGCAGAGTATTCAGGCGTTTGTACAGAGGGCATCCGCGACGCCGCCACCGCGTCCATCTGTGCCAGCCAGGCAGTGACGTTGTCCTTGGGCTGGACGTAGGTCCTGAGCGTCGTCTCGATCGATTCATGGCCCAGGATGCGAGACAGCACCGAGATGTTCATCCCTCGCTCCACGGCGTCCGTCGCGTACAGATGGCGGATGCTGTGCATCGTCACCGATTCGTCGACGCCGGCTCGCTCCCTCGCGCCAATGAAGGAACGGCACATGGGCCATTTCTGCCACTGCCCACCGAAGCGAGTCGGGAAGATGTAGTTGTCCGGGGATCGTGCCCCCTTGTGCTGGTGCATCGCGGCGAGCACGTACCGGACCTCGTCGTTGATGGGGATCAGCCGCGGCTTGCCGGTCTTCTTCACTGTTTTGTGGTGGTTGAGCCTGATCAGCTTCGCCCCCATGTCGACGTCGGTCCATTTCACTGCGGCGGCTTCTCCTGGCCGGCATCCGCAAGCCCTCATGAACATCAGCATGAACTTGAATGGCTTCTTCACCTTGGCGAGGATCGCCTCGTATTCGTCCTGGGTCATGGCTCGTCGCTTGGAGATTTTGCCTGGCTCGATCTTGGAGATGGGATTGCTCGGGATCAGGCCCATTTTCTCGGCCCAGCCGAACAAGGACCGGATCGTCTTCTTCGCCTTCGCCTGACTGGACGGTGACCAGCTGGGGCGAAGCGACCAGTCATAAACGTCGAAGACGCGGATCGCCTCAACGGGTGTGTCGCCCTTGGATAGGACGAAGTCCCTGAGCGTACGAGACTGCGACTCGAGCGTGGACGGAGCCATGCCCTCAGCGGTCTTGATCCTCAGGTATTGCTCGACGAGTTCTTTCACGGTCATGGCCAGCTCTCCTTGTGTTGCATTTCCGAACTTCATTCCTTAGCCGGTGGGCTTTGAAGCGCAGTAGTCCCTGGTCCGCAGTGAAGCGTTCCAGGGGACTACAAGCATTCCGGCACCGTATGGGTCTTACGCTTGTCCGTGGCATTCAATGGCTGTCGCCACGCCGGCCTATCCGGTTGAGGCAGCCACGGTTCGTCCCTTCCTCCGGGGTTAAGGTCCACCCACCCCGCGTCACCTCGGCCCGATCTTCTACGCACTCGGCGAGGCTGACAGTCTTTCGACCGTCATTGAGCAGTACGCCCACGTTCGCCGCAGCGCCCTACGTGGGAGAGGGTTGTCAACCTGGACTATGTGTTTAGACTTATAAGTGGCAAAATTTTGCCACTTTGCTGGAGCCCAGTAAGATGACGGCTCATCTCTGGGTTGCTGGCGATGGTCACGCCAACGGCTCAAAATCATACCAAGCCGGCCGTCGAGCTGCAAACTCGGCGGCCGGTTCTTTTTCATCAGAATGGGATCTCGTCTTTGCCACTTGGTTCAGGGTAGCCTTCGTAGAGGTGGTCGCCGCGGGTGGAGCGATCCTGGCGAGCGGGTCTTGGTGGTGCCCCAATGCCTTCCGGCTTCGGGTCGAGGTATTGGATCGAGTCCGCGGTCACTCGCAGCGCGGACCGTTTGGTCCCGTCTTGGGAAGTCCACTGCTCGTACTTGAGCTTGCCCTCGATGAAGACAGCAGACCCTTTGCGGAGTCGCTCCTCGGCGTTGGACGCCGCGCGGTTCTCGCCTCGATCCCAGACCTCGACGTCGAGGAACACGGGGTCGTCGACCCACTCATCGCTTTGGCTGTCCTTGCGGCGGTTGTTGACGGCGAACCCGAACTTCACGACTTTTGTGGATCCGGCCGGTCGTGCCTCGGGATCTCGAGTCAGCCGGCCCATCAGCAACACCTTGTTCAAATTCGCCATCGCCGTAACCTCCTACAGGAATGATGAAAGTAAATGCGACTCCGGACCTCAGGCGTTCCTTCGATCCGCAGCTGAAGCAGTAATTGGTGTGGTCTTCGGGGTGCCGATATTCGGCGGTGTTGTTGCACCTGCAGCACTTCACGACGGCATCACTCTCGACGACGTTCGTGATTGGTTCCGAGCTCAGGCGGGTCGGAAGGTTCTTTGGCTGCTGGTACAGGTCTCGCCGCATGGGCCTGCCAGGCGGTCTGGCTAGTCCGTCCTTGATGACGCGTTCACGTACCATGACCGCCTCCTTGAACTAAAAACTCCATATCCATCTGGACGCCTGCCCCCAATCTCCGTATAGCCAAGTGGCATTGCGACAAGCGAAGATCCATCCCGACCGCATCTCTCCCTGTCGCCAGCGCCGCCGCGATTGTTGTGCCACTTCCGCAAAATGGATCGAGGACAAGCCCACCTGGTGGGCACCACGTCCGGATAAACCACGCCGGAAGCGCCTGGGGGAACGGTGCTTCGTTGTCGTGCGCCAGTTTGTGCCCGAGCGCACCGCCTCCAACCCTGATCCCTTGGACAAGATTTCCTGGATTCGCCAGCTTTGGCGGACGATACGCATCCGCCGTCTGCATGTCTCCGTTCTTGTGCCCTCTCACCGCCCTGGTCCCCAGCTTCTTCGTCCCGTCCTTGTTTCGCCCACCTAAGTGGTTGCTCCGTCCTCGCTTCCCCCACGGGTCATTATTGATTCTGGACCCGTCCTGCTGCCGATAAGACATGGCCCCGCCTGGGCGAAATTTCGGGGGATGCCCATTTGCGGTATTTTCCGCCCATGGAAGCCCCTTTCGGCACGAGGTGAAGCAAAGAGCATATTCGATGACGTTTTTCAATTTTTGCGTTCCGCCGGATCCAGGAATTCCGTGGCGATGCCAGTAGCAGGGATGCCAGCATCTGCCACCTTGTCGCCACCACTCGTACAGGAGCCCCTCGGGCGCTGGTTGATAGCACCAATCCTTCGATCCGCCTGCGCAGATCCAGATCACGAGCCCACGAGACACGCGGACCGCCTCGGACGTGACCGCGAGCATCCACTCCACCCATTCCAAGCATTTCCTCGTAGCGCCGATGCCATAGGTCCGGGCTTCAAGGTATGGGGGTGATCCGAATACAAGGTCGAACGTCTGGTCGGCAAAAGGTAGCCTTGCTGCGTCGCCTACCAACAGCTTCTCGATCATTTAGAACCTCCTCGGCTCCAGGTGATGGCATCGATCACGTCGCTCGCCTTGATTGCCTCCCTCTTCGCCACGACCAGCACCAGTGCGGACTTGGTGATCTCGCCGCTTTGCGCCTTGTCATGACACGGCCGGCACAGGCCGACCAAGTTGGTCTTGAGATCGAGCCTGCCGCCTCCGCCCATGCCTCGGGCGAAGATGTGGTGCGGGTCTCGCCACGAGCAGACCATGCCGCACCACTCGCACGGCCCCTTCTCGCGGAACGGTTGCAGTGCGGACTCGTCGGTGACGGAAGTGGACCAGCCGAGTACCTCGATGCGGACGATCTCGACGTGATCGTCGTCGATCATTTCCCGCGCGGCCTCGACAGCACCCTCCTTGGTCTCGGCCTCGACGACCACGACCTCCTCACCGTCGACTGTTTTCTGGAACACGTCCTCCCGGAAGTGGACCAGCACCTTTGCCATTGCCATTCGTCGGAACTCCTTTAGTGATTTGGTCGTACATCTCGCCGAGCTTTTCAGCGACTGCTTTGGGGATTGCGTGGATCCGCAGACCCTTCGCGAGCGGCCCCTCGTCCGCGTTATCGAAGGCGCCGCACAGCGCCACTCCCGACCAGTACGCTCGCCAATGAGCGATAAACTCCTCGCGTGTCATTCGCTCCTCCTAGTATTCCCTTACGCACGTTACCACCAGTTCGCAGTTCTCGAGTTTCGTTGGCTTGTCGCCGTCAGCCACGCCAGCCATGTCTGCAACCAAGCGGAAGCTTTTCGCGGTGGTCCGGTCCAGCAGCGTGAAATCGAAGCCGAGGGCATTCGCTTCGGCGGCTGCGCGGACGAAGTCGTTCCACCGTCTCTTCGCGACCAGCGCCCGCATCTCGCGACGTCGGTACTCTTCAGCGGTCAGGTTCTTGATGACGTTGCTCATGATGCTCCTATCGTGATGACGAGTACGTTTTCCTCAACGCGTCGTGGACGTCTCCGAGGACTTCCAGGTCGTGTCCGAGGCACTTGAGGTGGTTGTTGCAGTCTCGAGGGAAATGCCGCTCGATCTGTTCGAGGGTTTGTTTGATGTTGTTCACCACAAACGCGAAGTCCTCTTCGAGTTCGCGTCGGCTTCTAACTCTGGGCACTTTTCGTCTCCTTTTTGTTGGTCCATGGCAGCACGTCTGCCACCCTTCGGTCCCAATCCACCGAGGACCTGTCAACGACGTACCTCAAATCCCTCCCTGGCCATCGCCGCATCTCCTGGTGGAATAGAGCCGCGGCTTGGCCCATCGTCTTCCCCGTTTTCCCGCACCGGAATAGGCACGAGATCCATACCTTTGCGTCCTCCTTGGGCTGTGGTGGTGGCTCGTAGTTCGGACTGCCCTCCATCGAGACGAGGGCTCCGTCCTCGGTCATGACCTTGCGCATGGATTTCGTGTGTGCGTATCCGCACTGTGGGCACGTCGGCCCCTGCTGGCGCACGGCCCTGCACATCGGGCACACGATTCCCTCGGGCTGACTCTCGGCGTCACCCATCTTCGGCTTTGGCGGCGATAGCTTTGCGGCAGCCGAGGACTCGGTCTCGCCGAGCTCCCACTCGATGTCCCGGTTAGGGGACCCATGCCGCCACCAGGCCCCGCTGTGATCCTGGAAGATCGCGTACGGCTTGCCTCGGCTGGCTCGCAGGATTCGGCCGACCAGCTGCAGGTAGGTCAGTAGCTCGCCGCACGTCTGCACGAGGATCCCGTGCGCGGCCCATGGCCAGTCGACGCCCTCACGCAGTACGCCCATCGAGCACACGATCTTGAGGACGCCAGCCTTGTGCTCTTCGCGAATCCGCTTTCGCGTTTCCTTGTCGGTGGTCCCGTCGATGTGCGCGGCCGGGATCCCAGCAGCGGCGAACGCTCCCGCGAACCACCGAGACTCCGGAACGCCCGGCGCCCAGAGCAGGGTCGGGCATCCTCGAGGGAAGTCCTTCCGGTGCATATCCTGGATCTTCTGCCAGTGTTCGAGGATGTCGGCGAACACATGATGCTGGACCAGGTTGAACAGCTGCTCGCCGTCACGCACGGCTTTCGTTTCGCGTCTGATCCCTTTGATGTCCGGCTCGGACGGAGCGTACACTTTGCACCCGACTAACGCACCGTGGGCTCGCCCCTCAGCCTTGGTCCCGCCATTGATCAGCAGGTCGTAATGCTGCAGGCCGATCGGCGTCGCCGTGAGCCCGCAGATCAAAGCGTTCGTCTCCTCCTTGTACCGATCGACCAGAGGGTCGAAGTCGGCACGGTGAGCCTCGTCGCAGATGACGAGCTCAGCATCGGGAAGCATCTCTCGGGCGCGAGCGGTCTGGGCGGAAACGACCTGCAATGACGGGAACTGATCCCACCGGAAACCGGACGCGACATACCCGTGTTCGATCCCAGCCGATTCAGCCCGCTCGCCGATCTGCTCGGTCAACATTTTCCGATTGGAAAGGATCACACCCCTCCCGGTCCCGGCTGCGATCAACGGTTTGAGCAGATCGAACGAGATCTGGCCCTTGCCCATTCCCGTGGGAAGTGCGAGGCAGACCGCACGGTATCCATCCCGCCACGCCTTTCGCACCGCTTCAACGCTCCGTGGCTGCCATGGCCAGTTCGCCATCGGTTCCTCCTTATGGCCATTCGGTGTAAATCACGAGACCGTTCCCATCGGGGCCTTTCGCTTCAACCGCAGCCACGCCGTCCAGCCGAGCCAATGCCTCGGCGATGGTTCTCAGATCCTGGTTGACGTAGAACTTGAACGTCCCAGACACTGCCTCGATAAACGAGTCCTTCGCCTTCGCCGCCGATTTCTCGGTACGCCACACGCGGACCTGACGTCCGTCGACGTGTGTGTACTGCGTGATGCTCTCGTAAACCCTCATAGGTCCTCCAGCAAAATGGTGGTCGATCGTAGCTTGTCTCGTGTGTACTGCACCTGTCCGAGTTCAACCCATGTTGGGCTGTCGTTGATCAGCATGTTTGCGTGGACCAGAGAATCGAGCACAGACTTCCAGTATGAGTCCGGGTCTCCACCACGCTGTCGTGGGCCGAGCGTGATGATCAGCGAGACGCGACGTTTCTTCGTGGCCTCGGGCTGACCGTGGCAATAGACGCCGATCATGTCGCGGTCGGCATCCTTAAGCCGCTTCCGTTTGCCCCAGTGCCCGCTGATCAGCTGGTTGAGGCGGGCGGGGTGCCAGTTCGGAATCGTGACGCAGATCATGTCGCACTCCGATCACGTTGTCCCGAAAACGTCGAAACGACGACCACGCCGGTGAACGAGCACAAATCGAACGCCAGGCGGAAGGTACTTCCGCCACTGCCGCAGCCGGCGATGGAAGGCCCGCACCGAGCGGATGCCAGTGGCTGTGTTCGTGATCGCCTTCTCGTTCTCCTTGTGCAGATCAACCCACCGGCCGTCCTTGCTGACCCAGTACGGATGGCTCCAGCAGACAACCCAAATAAACCCGCTGCTCTTGATCCGCGTCCCACGAACGGTCCTGTATTTGCTCATGACGCACCCGAGGCAGAGCCGACGCAGTGCTTGATTTGGTCGAGCGCGTCACGCACGCTCCCCATCTTCACCGTGGCAGAGGTGACCTTGAGCTCATCGCACGCACGGATCAGGGCGGAGATCGACTTGTAGGCCAGGGCCTTCGCCGCATCCCGGTTCTTGCCCAACGCGGCCCGTGCGGTAGGGGCCTCACCTTTGCGGACGGAGTCGACAGCTTCCCGTTGCTCCTCGGGCTCGGCGTCGACGATGCCGGCTGCGTCCGAAATGGAGATCGTGCCGTCGTCAACAGCGTCGACGAGTTCAGGCACGCCGCGGTCCACGACCTGCTCCGCCTGGCGTGCCGTCTCCCGATTCCCGAACCCGGCCTGCGTCGCCGCCGACTCCTTGGTCCGACCGTGGCAAAATTTTGCCACCTTTAGGTGCTCTTCGATAGCCCGCATGATCGCGACCTTCTCGGAAGGGGTGAACGGCTTGCGGCACTCGTTTTCGTCGTGCTCACCTTGCAGTTGGCCGGCCTCGTCGAGATCGACGATGGTCGCAGGTATCGACGAGAACCGGCTGTCCTCCTCGGCCAACACCCTGAACGCCTCGAGCCTGCGTCCGCCGGCGACGAGCTTGTGGTCCTTCGTAATGACGATGGGCTGGAGCAGACCGAGCTCGAAGATGGACTTCGCCAAACCAGGGATGTCACCCATGTCCCTCCTCACCCGGCCCCGTGTCCTGATCGCGCTCAGGGGAACATTGACTGTAGGTGCGTTTGCCACGTTTCATCCTCGGGGGCTTGATGTTCGGCACAATCCATTGGCTGTGGAAGGACTTAAGCTTCCTCAGCAACCCGTCCGTCTTGGGCGGGAGGTAAATGCGTGCAAGGAAATGTTCGGACATCACCCAGCAGTAGTAGTCCCACCAGGTTCGGCCCGTCACGAGCATGTTGATGATGCATTGGACCCGATGCTGGATCGGAACCCCGACAGGGACAACGGACGGGCACTTGATCTCCACACCACCGTCGTCGCCGATCAACCCGTCCGGACTGGCCCCGAGCCAGTCATGCCGATCGTGGACCCAGAACCCAGTCTCGAACACCAGGTTCCCGGTCAACAGCTCGTAGTCACGGCGTGCGTCAGCCTCGAACTGGTTCCCCCATTGCATCGCCCGGTTGGGGGATAGGTGCGTGATGCCCTGGATTCGCCCCCACGCAGCCTGAGGGCCGCAGTGGGGGTCGAGGCCGATCACGGCAGCAGCGAGGGATGCGGTGATACGCCCTTGCCTCGCCGAGTACCATCCGGGTGTCCGTTGTTCAGGAACGAGAAGCATTGACGGCGTCTGCTTTCGCAGCCCTCTCTTTCAGCCCTGGAATCACGGAATGAAGAAGGTACTTCCGAGCAGATTGCGACAGCGAACGGAACGCATTCTCCCAGGCCTGCTTCAGGGTGGCGGTGCCTCGGTCAGCGGCCGCATTCAGGTCAAGCATGATCTCATCGAAATCGTCTGGCTCTTCAGGCTCGGCGCTCTCGTCCTGCTCCTCGAACTCAGCCTTGAGATCAGCGACATACTTGCTGTCGTCGTGCAGGCCCATGAAGATGTCGCCGGCGAACCCGACAAGGCTCATCGCCTTGACTGTGGCGTCGGTTACAGCTTTTTTGTAGGCGTCCTCGTCGGTGAACGTGGCACCTACGTTCCCGTCCTTGCCCTTTCGCCGGCCGCAGAACACCGTGCCACCGACATGCTGGACGCAATTGCGCTCGTCGCCGAGGTTCTCACGCCACCAGAACGTCACCAGTGCGTGAGCAATCTTTTCCTCCGTGTCCTCCGCACCCTCGTCGAGCCAAAGCTTGTCGACAACGACGCCCCAGTATCGCCCGGCCGGGCCGAAGACCTCGGTCGCACGGTGATAAAGCCACTGGGGCTTGGGGCTGGTGCCAGAGTATGGTTTGCCCACGATCTTCTTGCAGTGCCTGGGGTCCGTCTTGCACAACGCTCGCCAGATCCTGGTATTTTCACTTGCCACGTTTCGTCTCCTCCTGCTGGATCAGATCGAACACCTCGCCGCGGTGGATCGCCACGTCGAGTGGCCCATCAAATCCAAGCCGCACAGACTTCCCCGTAATCTGGACGACGGTAGCCATGACTACGTGTTCGCCGAATTTCAGCGCCACGCGGTCTCCTTTTTTTCGTCCGAGCACAAGCATCTTCGTCTCCTGCTCTGGGCCAACAAAGTAAGTGGAGGTGGGGCGTCATGCCCCGCTCGGGGTGCCCAGTACCCGAGGTTCTCCCGCCCTTGCCACACTGGGCGTGGGGCGTTTACGGTTTGGCGATGGCCGTCGCCGGTTCATCGAGCACATCCATCTGCACGCCCGCCAGCACGAACTGCAGGCACTGCACCTTGACCTTGACCGGCAGGTTCGACTTGCCGACCAGGCGATCGATTCGGTCGATCAACGCCACACCAGGGTTTCGCGGCGTGCGAGGGGTTTGTTCTTCACGCTTGGGGTCATTCTTCACCGTACCATCCTCCAAATCGCTACAACCAGTCGCGACCAGATACGCTCGTGGTCGCAAAATTGCGTCTCCAGTCGGCATGTACATCATGCACGAGTAACAATTCTGGCAGACGCGTTTGAGGACCTTCTGCCCGTGGGCTTTGGCCGACTCCGGCGTCTCCTCCCATTTGCGCGTTCCGAAGCCGGGGGCAACATCCTGCCCGGCGCCACGCTGCGGACCAGAGACGAGGTAGTAGGGGTGCTGGTGGCCGAGCGAAGTGCCACGAATTCGAAGGTAATCCCAGACCGCCTTGCCCTTCTTCGAACCAAAACATCGCCACGTTGGTCGACACGGGGCTGTAGACCGCCAATACTTCGTCGTCAGCACGCCGATCCGTGCCCGCTCAACGTGCGGCGCCGGCCGGTTGACCGGATTGAGCGAAATCGCGCACATCGCCGCCGCGTGCTGGTCGCACTCGGGCAGCTGACGCAGGGTGCAGGGGTGGAATTGGTCCATGGCTTAGGAGTCCGCGTCGCAGTCGCCGAAGTTGACCTCGCCCGGCAGCGGCGCTGCGCCGTTATTGGCCCGGTCAGCCCACAACTTTTCCCTGTTGGCTTTCAACCGGGCTAGTTCCTCGGAAGCCTGACCGCAGTCATGCAGCGTCGCCGGGAGCCGCGCCGGCTGAGCCTGGGGTGTCGGCGGTGCCGGTGGCAGCGCGTTACGCAGGCCGAAAGCCGCGAAACCAGCGAGGAAGTTCTGCGCCGCGAGCTCGAACTGCCCTTGGCTCAGCTGGTAGACCGCAAGGCCGATCAGTCCCGCAGCCGCCAAATAAGTCTTGTAACCGTTCAGCACGTTCATGGGGAAACTCCATTGGTCCCGGCGATTTTCGTTGGCATCCGTTGTCAGTCCACATCCGCTCACCGTTGCACGCCAGTCGACGATCACATTGACCACACGGGAGATCTTAGTCTCGCGCTGGAAATTCGTCAATACACTTTTTCGAAAAAAGTTGCATCGCGGTGATTTTATCGTAAGGTGAACCATGCCCAAGAATCAAATCAAGGTGGCGCCGGTGCGACGATCGAGTGACTCGAGGCAGGTGTGCACGCGGCTGGGCCGTGTGTTGTGCGAAGCGATCTGGCGTGAGGCTGAGTCTCGTGGGCTGAGTGCCAACGAGTGGATCTCACGAGCGTGTGCTGAGGCGTTGGGCAGGCCGGACTTGGCCGAGGTGCCGAGGCTGAAGAGGGGCCGTCCGCGAAAAGGCCAGGCGGCTGGGTGAAGTGACAAAATTTTGCCGCCCCTACGCTTTACACGTAGGAGCGACATCAATCGAAGGGTCGCCTGCCTATCCAACCACTTCATCGAAATTGGACGCCGGATTTGTACCAGCGACCTTGACCTCAAGCTCAAAGTTGCGAGGCTCTAGGTAACCCTTCTTTATAAGGTCTTTTATCTTGTGCATACTGATCCCATGACCTCTGATCAGCGTAAAAACCGATACCCATTCCGAAGCAGACAAGCCAGTTCGCCCTAACGCACGCTCAAGTTCCGCTTTGCGGCTTAATATTTGCCTTTGATAAGAACCGATGGCTAATTTTATGTGAGTTAACGTCTTCCTCTGCAACTCAGTTAGCTTTATTTTGCTCATGGCCATGGCAGATGTTCTCTCCCTCCCAGCCCCGTACGGCGGGGCGTCCGGCCCGTGATGGGCGTTATGCACCTTACGGGTTTGCATAGAGGACGTCAGCATTGAGCTTGTTGCGATAGTGCTCCCAGGGCAACACGTCGCTCCGCCTGGATTGCCCGCTGCCCCAAATCCAACCCCTCAGCGCGTCGCTGAGGTCGCGGGCGTGCCCATCCGGTTGCAAAACAGTTTTGAGCATGCGTCCGTTGACGGCGACATAAATCATGTACTTGGCAGCATAGTCGGAGTCGCCGTTGCACAAATACTGGACTGCGACCATCTCGACAGTGTGCCCGTCTATCACTCCGCTCGACGCGTAGCAGGGCCAATCGATTACCCACGCCTTGCGGACAACGGGGTCTTTGCGTCGTCGCTCGACTGCTGCGGCTTTGATGTCCAACAACATGGTCATCTCCTTCGATGCGGACTTGGGACCGCGCCCCACAGCGGGGCGTGCATTGCACGGGCGTGTGCCCGTGCCCTCTGCAGCTATTCCGCATCGTGGACCACGACCGACGCTGCCTCGCTCACGACTAGGCCGCAGTCGATACCGATCGCGAGGAGCAGGGACAGGATCCATGGGCATCCGGCGATGGTGCTGATTGCGTGCGAGCAGTGGTAGAGGCTCAGCACGAGCAGGGCGACCGTGATGCCGCCGGCGGCTTGGGCGAATCGGCGGAGGTTGGCACGGTGTGCCCAGCAAGCGACTTTGCTGAGTCCGTAGACGAAGAGGGGGATCGAACCACCGACGATGGCAGCAGCTGCACCACCGACGACAGACTCGGCGTTGGCATCGGCAACGGCGGCGAATCCATTGAGGATCGAGGACATGCCCACGCCACAATACACGTAGCGTTTGCTCCACGCCTCGAGTTGACGTTTGGCGTTCTGCTTGCCAGTCGGCTTGGCCTTTGGCTTGGTCTTGGCAGCGGGTTTGTGATGCCCATTGACGGAGGGGCGGGCGTTCAGTAAGGTGTCCATTGTCAGTCTCCTTCCGGGCCAGCACGCCTTGCACGCGTTGCTGGCCCATTTAGTTTAGTGCCAGGCGACATGCCTGGCACATTGCGTGTGTCCGTCCACGACATCGCCTTTCTGACCTCTTTTTCAGCGTCTTTCCACTCGCTGCTCGGGTGATGGTCTTTTACGGTCGCGCCCAGGTGACTGGCGAGCAGAAACTTGGCTGCAGACTGGCTCGCGGACGTCATGACTCCAGCATCACGCAGCGCTGCACGTAAGCTGCTGACAGCAGAGACTACCTGCTGTGCCGAGATCTCGGCGACCTTCCTGCTGCACCACGTTTGCAGCATGGACCGCTCCATCCTGCTGAGTGTCGGCTCGCGGACCTCGGTCCCTCGGTCTCCCCCGTCCGGGAGGAGCTCCTGCATCCACCACGTTCCCATGACTGCCTCCACGTCGGAGTAGTCGACTACGATGCTGGTGAGTTTGCTGAGTCGGGCGGCACATTCAGATCTGGTCTTTGAGCTCATCGCCTCGGCCTTTAGGGCCTTCAGCCTGCCCTGGCGATACTGTCGGTCGTCTTTGCTCATGGTGCACCTCGGCAGTCAAGGCCAGCGATTTCGTCCTCGCTTCGCTGATGCCTCGCGATGCCCACACGAGGCCGCCCGCCACGCCCCAAGGATCATTCCGAATCGCTCATACAGATCTGAGCGTGCTGGATAGCCTGCCGAATCTTGAAATGGCATGGCTCCGGGTTACGGTTGTACGCAGCGACGATCTCCAGCAATTCGGGGATGCACCGCAAAGCGTTGAACTGCTGCTCCCACGCGAGCCTGCACTGCTCGCACGACTCGACGTTGTGCGCGTCGTCGTGCCAGAATCGGCGGCAAAACCTGGTCATGACCGTCCTCCTTTGCTGCGGACTTGGGACCGCGCCCCACAGTGGGGCGTGCATTACACGGACTGGGTCCGTGCCCTCTGCGGTTATTCTGGTTTCGCGTAGAGGATCCCGAACGCCTTGCTCAGTGTCGCACGGGCGAGGCCGCGCCGGGTCAGGTAGTCCAGAGCTCGTTTGGCTCGAGCGCGGTCGATTCCGCCCTCTTCCGAGTAGTAGCCGACCGAGGCTGGGGCTGAATCCAAGAGCTCGAGCATCGCCATGCAATCGATGCCGAAACGGGACTCGATCAATTCGCCGTGCAGAGTAGCCATGACAGGTCTCCAGGGTAAGGGTGAAAGCTTTGGCACTTGGCATGAGGCCGTCATTGCGGACGGCCCTGTACCGAAAGCCCTAGCTGACCAGGGTGAGCGAGAGTCGGCGGTAGGCCGACACCACGCTCTTTCCGCCGTGGGCGATGATGGCAACGGATGCCCTCCCAGGGGCGCCGTTGGTGCCATGGCACGCAGCACATCTCGAGCAATCCATGCGAGTTCCGCCCTCGGGGGAAGCCGGACACACGATTTCGCCTTGCTCGATGGGATCGGCCGCGTCGGTGCGGATGCGGAATGTTCTCCACCCCTTGGCTTGGGCCTTGACTGCGTCAGCCACGGTCTCAGCACTCGCCATCACGTACCGGGCGAACCGGGCGAACCGTTTGTCGCGCCACTGGTGGGTGTACCCGGTGCGTTTGCTGGCCAGGCGGATGAACGGCGCCCATACGGCAAGGGGGACAGCACAAGGATCGCCGTAGGAGCCGAGTCGAAGCTTGCGTCCCCGTAGTAGGTGGGCATGTTTGGAGCGGTCGTAGGTCGGGTACACGCCACGGCGATATGCGTTCCACACGGCCAGCGGGGCGTTCCGCACGTTGACGTAGCAAGTCCGCATGCGGTTTACGCCGCCGTCGATCAAGCCACGGTGTGGGCAGTCGCCGCAGATGGAGCGGTCGTCGCCTTCGTTGATGGCGACGGTGGGCGATACGTCCGAACGCAGGACCCATGTCTGGACCATGTCGCCTGTCTTGGGGTTATTGGTCTTCAGGGTGGCCACTACCACGATGGGTTGACCGTCGATGGCACTGGGGCCTTCGTGCAGCACGATACCGCGCACTCCGGACATGGTCAGTCTCCTTGGCTAGGGGTTGATGGTCTGCGACGTCTTGCACACGTCGCAAACCGCATGGGGACGGCGACTATCGCCGATTTTCGATGGCCCATGGCATAGGGGCGGACGCATCCGCCCCAGTGCCGCAGGTCAGTCGTCGTATCGCTCGTTCTCCTCTCGTATGTCCACCACGTCGACCACGGCACGGATGAGGCCCCAGAAGGCGAGCGGACCCATGATGGCGCCGGTCCAGCTGCCGGTGAGCTCATAGCCAGCCCATGCAGGTCCGACCAGTAAGCCGGCGATGGCGCCAGTGGTGAAGATAGCAGCGAACACGTAGTCTTCCAAGCTCATAGCAATGCTCCTTGGGTAGGTGGTGCAGGCGATATGCCTGGCACTCGGCGTGAGGCCGCCACTTCGGACGGCCTTGCACCGATGGCCAGAGCTAGACGCGGTCCCAGCCACGGTGGGTGCGGACTTCCTCGCGGGCCTTGGCACGGGCCTCGTCGTCGAGTGCGGTCAGGAGCATGGTCACGGCTTGGCCAGCGAACCACATCGTGGCGACGGTGTAGGCCATGGCCATGCCATACTCTCCGCTGAGGGCGTGGGCGGCGATGGCGACTGCGGACAGAGCGACGCCAACGGTGGTGGACACAAGACCGGCGATCAGTAGGGCACGCATGGTAGACTCCTTGGGTGAGAGCGGACTAGCCTCATCAGCACACGAAACCACGTGTGGACGGCGATCGCTCGCCGTTTCGGCCTATCGCTGCAGGTTTGCGGACGGTGCACACAAAGTGTCCATAGCCTGCCGCCCATGGTAGACGTCATACCGCCTCCGCCGCGGTAACTGACGCACCCGACGCTCCACATGGTCCAACGCGTCATCCCCATGTTGCGACACCTCCGCCAACGCCTTGACTACAACCGCTTGGGCCAACCGTGCTACGTAACTGCTCATACGTCACCTCTCTAGTGCGGTGGTGTACGGTTCCCAGCGAACCGTCTCACACAATCGGCATGAGACCGGCGATCAACCGCGTTTTTGCTACTTTGATGTAAGTAAACGCGTGCGTGCGTGCGGTTTTTTCCCTCACCCCCGGGGCCTGCCGCCGCGGCCGAGTAGTGTATTCTCTTTCCACCCAGACTCGTGATTCTCCTTCCGGCTAGACCCGCATTTTGGCCCGTCACCCCGGCCTCTCGCTCGAGGGGTTCCTCTCCTCTCTGGAGCCGCCTTCTAGGCGAAACCATACCAGCACGACTCCCTGTTTCGCCTCCACGAAACCTTAAGATCTCGTAAGGTTACCCCAAAAACGCGGGCTGACACATAAGCTATTCCCTAGAAATTAGGTACCTGGACCTAGAAGTGGCAAAATTTTGCCACGTTGGAGGGGAGGGGTGGAAAGAGGTGGGAAAGTGGGGTTTGAAGAATCTTATTGATGGTTTTATGATGTGCCTTTGCGTGAGAGGTTTACCGCTTGTGGCGGTAGCCTCTGGGAAGCCCTTGGGGAGGGAGACTTCCCCAGGGGTTTTTGATGTGATGGAGGAGAATTGATGGCTGGCTTCGATGAGAGTGAAGTTGGCGTCGACACGCAGCAGTGGGTTAGTATCCCAGGACGTGTCCATTCCAGGCTGAATGTGTTGGCGCGTGAGATGAAGATGGTGCCGTCCGAAGTGATCGAGGTGGCAATCAGTGCCCTGGAGATGTCCATGGGCGATCATGATCTTCCAACCAAGTGACGTGATCGTTTCACGTCACACCCCGCAGGCGACTATCAGCGCCTGCGGGATATAGTGTCGCGCAGGCATGCAAAAAGCACGGCTCCCCAGCAATGGGCGATTCCTGCGACGTGGGCATAGCCCAGAGTGTGGATGCGACACTTCCAAAATGAGGAGGCGAGACGAATGGCGTTGTACGTTGAAAGCGAAGTGAGAGGCATGAGCCAGCAGGTGAAAAAGCTCGAGAAGAACATCATGCGCGAGTGGCCCAAGGAGGTGCAAGAGGCGTTGGCAAAGCCAGGCGACGTCGAGGAGTACGCCGACCTACTTCACCTGCTGCTCGACGCGAGCGACCGCGCCGGGTTCACTTTCACGGACGTGCTGGCCGAGGCGGTGAAAAAGCTCAAGGAGAACATCATGCGCGAGTGGCCCAAGGTCGAAGCCAAGACCGAGCAGGCTGAGCCGGCCAAGGCCGCCGCCGCGGAAGACAACACGGCCGTCCTCGCTGAGGCTGCCGACCCTGAAGGCGTACCTTGAGGCGTTGCCGGCTGCGGACTAGGAGGGTGAGGGGACGGGCATGGATGCCCATGAGGGGAACGATCATCGCCGCTGTAGCCAACCCCACAAATGACTTGAAGCGGCCTTTTATCCTTTTCAGCGAAAGAGGCCCGTATTGGGACGCGAGGGCAGAGCGTCCCCAGCTGCGTGCGGTAGCTGTGACAGCCGCCGGAACGCCCCGCGAAGGCGTGACAGCCGGAGAGACGGCAACGATGCGTGGGCGGGCATGGCGACCCGTGTAGCTAACGCAGGCCAGAGGAGTGTTGGAGTGCGACGCCGACCGCATGGTTTGCTTGGGCGGCTTGAGCCCCTGTAAGTCGGTACGCGAAATCTGACTCCCAACCAGGTTCGACTCCTGGACGCATCAATTCAACCAGAGGTGACGTATGCGACTGATGTTGATGCATCGACTTTTTGGCGTCTGGGGCTCCCTTGATACGTTTGGCTGAGGCCGAGTGGTCTTGGTCGACAAGCGTGGGTTCTATTTCGACGAAGACAACAACGTGTGGCGGAACACGCGGTCGGTGGCAGCGACTTTTGTGGAGGTGACTCAGGTTGTCGACGAAGACAACGACGTGTGGCGGATCGTGAAAAGCAGTAACGTGACGTGCGAATCAAGCGGAATCGGGAACTCGAAGGCGACGGCGGAGAGATGAGGGCCGACAGGCAGGACCAGCATACGCGACGGCACGCCCGTAGCAATGCCGGCAAATGTGAGGCCCAGCAGGGTATGCAACCCAAGATCGCGGCCGAAGTGACAGCCCGGAAAGACGGGCATTTTCCGGTGCTGGTGCAGAGCCGACAAAGATGCGGCCCGCGAACGTGGCGGTTAATCCTTCATCCATGATAGGCCGAACAGGCGGTTCGATTCCGCCGACCGGAGTTTTTACGACGAGTTTTTCCTTGGAGGTGACGTGATGGCGTTTGACCAAGCGACGATCGATAAGCTTCGCGCGTTCGTGAGGGATGGAACTTTCGACAGTGTTTCCCAATACGCGGAGATAGGCCACTTCAACTCGTGGCGTACAAAGTGGGCTCTGGCGCAGTTCGGACCACGTAGCCCGATCGGCCCCTTGAAGCACCTGAAGCGTGAGGCTGACGAGGCGATCACGAAGCCTCAAGACATCACGGAGTACGCCGACTGCCTGCACTGCCTGCTTCACGCGGCCCAATGTGCCGGGTTCAGCCTCGGCGAGTTGATTGGAGCGGCCTGGAAGAAGCTCTCCGAAAACATTCTCCGAGAGTGGCCCGAGACGGTCGGCGACGAGCCCACGGAGCACATCAGGAGCGAATGATGGCGAAGGACCAAGCCAAGACGTGGCTCCACGAGTTGGAGACGCTCATTGCCCTCATGGGCGAAGTGGATCACAATCAAGCCCTGGAGAAGGCCGAGGCACACTCGCCAACGATGAGGGCGCAGCTTGAATACTACCAACACCACCCAGATGAGCGAAAATCCGTATTTGACAAGTACGCTCGGCTTCGAGAAAAGCGATACGCCCGTGTCGAAGAAGCCCAGGGGAAGACCCAGGAAGAGTGGCTCACCGAGCGTTCCTACCAAATCGCGAAAGACTGGCTCCAAGACCTCGACCGTCGTGGAAGAGACAAGGCCGACGCCAGGTCCGTCGAGCCAGGATTTGAAGGACATGGCCTGCAGAATAGCGGACCAATCCTACAAGCTTGTTCCGAAAGACCAGGAAAGTAACGTCCGGTTCCGCGCGGACGTCCTCGAGCGGTGCGCGGCCGACGAGGAGTTTCGTTGCCTCATCATGGGCATCTGCTCGCGGAACATTCTTTTCTGGATGAACGTATTCGTTTGGAGTCTGGACACTCGAAAGCGGAACCCACACACGCCTTTCATCACCTATCTCTGCCAGGACCATGCGATCTTGAAGGTGGTTGAGGCGATCGAGTCCGAGGAGCCGGGCCTGCCGCCGATCGTCGTCGAGAAGAGTCGCGACATGGGCGCCTCGTGGATGATCCTGCTCATCTTCCTCTGGTATCTGATCTTCTTCCCGAGACAGCTTGAGTTCTTCATGCTGTCGTACAAGAAGGACCTCGTCGACGGCGACGCGGACAGTCTCTTCGGGAAGATCGACATCGCCATCGACTCGCTCCCGTCCTGGATGACTCGCCACCTCAAGCGGACGGAAATGCGAATCCGCAACCGCAGCACCAACACCGTCATCAAGGGGCAGGCCACGACCGAGAAGGCGGGCATCGCCGGCCGATACCGGGCCATGCTCTTCGATGAGTTTCCCCTCGTGGACGACGCCGAGACGATCTACAACAAGACCGGCGACTGCTCGAACGTCCGCATCTTCGTGGGGACCCCCAACGGGACGCATACGAAGTATTACCAGCTGACCCAGGAGAAGCACGTCACCAAGATCCGGATGCACTGGACGCAATGCCCGGCGAAGACGCGAGGGCTTTACACCTGGAACCATGGCGACAAGTCGCCGACCATCCTGGACAAGGGCTACACCTTCCCGGCGGATTACCCGTTCGTGCAGCACCACAACCCGGGGCGCCCGAGGAGCGTCTGGTACGACTACGAGTGCAGACGCCGAGGCTACAACAAGATCGCTATCGCCCAGGAACTCGACATCGATTACCAGGCCGCGGTCTGGCTCTTCTTCGACGCGGCGGAAATCAGCCGTTTGATCGCCACGTACTGCCGTGATCCGGACCACATCGGGCACATCCAGGACGGCAAATTCGTCGAGCACGCCAGTGGCCTGTGGAAGATCTGGTTCAAGTTGGACGGAAGGTCGCGTCCGGCTTACGGCAGATACGGAATTGGCTGCGACGTGGCGTCCGGAACGGGCGGAAAGTACGGGACTGCCAGCTGCGCAACCGTCGTCAACCTGGACACGGGAGAGAAGGTGGCGTCCTTCAAGAGCCCGCACGTCCCGCCAGCGAAGTTTGCCAGGATTGTCGCTGCAGCGGCGTCATGGTTCCATGAAGCGACCGTGAACTGGGAAGCGCAGGGCGCCACGGGCACGCAGTTCCGCAAGACGCTCATGGAGGAATGCGAACACACGAACGTCTACTTCCGGAGAAAGGGCGATGACACGCTCACTCCGACGATCACGGATAAGATCGGCTGGGACGCATCGGCGGATCGCCAGCACAAGCTCTTGGAAAGCTACCGAGGAGCGTTGGCGTCCGGCGAATTCCTCAACCCGGAAGCCTCGGCACTGGAAGAGACCAAGAAGTTCATCTATGATGCGGGTGTAGTGAAGCATACGCTGCAGCTGGTCAAGGATGACCCGTCCGGGGCGAAGGCGAACCACGGCGACGAGGTAATCGCGGACGCGTTGTCATGGATCCTGGTCCGAGATGACGGAGCGGTCTCGAGGAAAGTGAAGGCTGCGAAAGCCAACGAGCCGGATGTTATGATGGTGGCACCGGTGGGCAGCTGGGCCTGGCGAGACGAGCAGGACCGACGACGAGAGGAAGTGGCGGAATGGTAAACGAAACTCCTGAGCCAGGCAAGCTGTACATGACTGGGCTCCCTTCGTCGGGGTTTGCGACGGTCCATGGTCTGAGAGCAATTGATGGTGACACTTTCGAGGCAGCGTTCCTGGTCCCGGTCGTCGTTCGCATTCACGGGATCAACGCCCCGGAAAGGGGCAAGCCGGGCGCCGCCGAGGCCACGGTGGAACTGAGTAAGGTCGTGACAGGGCAGCTCACGACGCTCAAGGTGGTCGGCAGGGAAAAATACGGCAGGCTGCTTGCCGATGTCTGGGCCGGGGCTGACGGTTGGCTGTCGGACGCGTTCATCAAGAAGGGTCTGGCGGTCCCGTACGAGGGCAAGCGATGATCAGTCTCCCGCAAAAGTTCTGCAACAACCTCGTGGAGTCTGTCCGGTGGTCGCGGCGGCAATGGTCCCCCATCATCGCCAAGCGACTCGAGGTCATCCGGCAGTACGTCGGCCGCCATTACAGCAACTCTGGCTCGAAGGAGCGGGTCCCGCTCAACTTCATCCGCCTCATGCTGTCGATCCTCCAGAGGAATCTTGTCCCGCGGACGCCGCGGTGCATGCTCCAGACCAGGGAGCGAGAACTGCGAGCAATTGCCAACGCGCTGGAACTCTGGGCCAACGACCGGTTCCTGGCGATGGGGCTCGAGAAAACCTTCCAGCGGTGCGTCACGGACGCCGCGTTGTCCCCGGTCGGTCTGGTGAAGGTCGGCGTGGCGGCAAACCCGGAGATGCCGGACTACAACGGGCCTCGGCACGACTACGGTCAGCCGTACGTCGACAACATCGACGTCGAGCGTGCGGTGTTCGATATGGCCGCGGCCCGGCTCGACCAGATGGATTACGTCGGCCATCGCATCACGGTGCCGAAAGACCTGCTCGCCGGCCAGGAGGGTGTCGACCAGGATCTCCTCAAGAAGCTTTCCCCGGATTACCACACGCAGATCAACGAGCAGGGGGACGAGAAGACGGAGAGGATTTCCCAGAGCGATTCGTACTATTTCTCGCGGCTGAGAGAGTACGTCGACCTCTGGGAGCTATACCTCCCGGTCGAGGGGCTGATGGTCACCTTCCCCGTCCAGGGGAACACGATCACGTCGAAACCATTGCGAATCGAGCCGTACGTCGGTCTCGTGTCCGAAGAGCACGCCGGCCCGTTCTACTGGCTCGGGTTCGATGAGGTGCCAGGTAATCTGCTGCCTGCTCCTCCAGTTCACAACATCCTGGACATGCACGATGTTGCCAATCGGATGGCGCTGAAGACGTTTCGCCAGGCGCTGCGTCAGAAGACCCTGCTAGCGGTCCAGAATGCTGTTCAGGCCGAAGGCGAGCGGATCAAGAAGGGTGGCGATGGCGACATCATTCCCGTCTCGAACCCGGATAACTTCCGCGAAGTCCGATTCGGCGGAGCCGATTCCCAAAACGCCGGCTACCTTCTGCAGATCAAGCAATTGATCAGCTACTTCGGCGGCAACTTCGACGCGATGGGTGGGCTCGCCAAGCAGGCGGACACGCTCGGCCAGGACAAGATGCTGGCGGACGCCGCGTCCCAGTCGATGCAGTACATGCAGGCCGAGACCGTGTCGTTCGCCCGGCGTGTCATGCGAGGGGTGCTCTGGTACGAGTGGCACTCGAAGAAGAACATGACCGCGAACATTCCGATTCCTGGCATGCCGCAGATGACGGTCCCGATGGAGGTTTCTCCCGAGGACCGCAAGGACGCGTTCTTCCGGACGAACTTCCAGATCGACCCGCACTCGATGCAGTCCTCGACCCCGCAGCAGAAGCTCCAGAAGTGGCTCATGCTCGCGGAGAAGTTCTTGATCCCTGGCGCCGGTGCGTTCGCCGCGCAAGGGGCCGGCGTAGACTTGATCGGCCTGGTGAAAAAGATCGCCAGCATGATGGATATCCACGACGTCGACGACGTGCTCGTATTCGCCCCTCCCCCGCCGGACATGGCCCAGGGGCAGGGTGGTGGAGGCGGTCAGCCGCAACCGACGAGTGGCAAGCCGAACGGCAATTACACCAGGACGAACGTGTCGTCTCCTGGCAACCAAGAGAACGCGATGATCCAGCAGCTGATGAATTCTGGAGAAAATTAAATGGCAGGGCAGATCCGTTACTTGCAGCACGGCGGGGTCGAGTATTATATTGACGGGAAGAAGGTGACTAAGGAAGAGCATGACGCCGCCTTCCCACCGAAGGAACTTGGAGGTTCCGGCCCGTACGCGAATCCGCTATGGGCAGGTGGCGCCTGGGTGAGCGACGCGTTGATGGTTCACCCAAGCCAGCGGCAGGAAGCCATCGAGTGGTCAAAGAAGGTCGGAGTCCCGACGCATTACCGTGAGGACGGGACTCCCGAAGTGCTGGATCGAAACCACCGGAAGCAACTGCTCAAGGCTCACGGGATGCACGACAACCGTGGCGGGTATGGTGACTGATGGCAAACGAGATTTCTCTCACTGGGACGCTGACCATTTCCCCATCGGGTAAGCGGTCTCGCTCGATCACCCTCAGCACGCTCGTCACCATGTCCGGTGCCAACTACATCGAGCGGTCGCAGTCGATCGGAACCACGGCCGAGGCACTTGACCTGGGAGAGATCGGAACGCCGGGCATGCTCTACATGAAAAACCTGGATGCGACGAACTACGTCACGATCCAGGACGGAGCAAACGGGACCGCGGTCGCGAAGATCCTTCCCGGCGATGAGGCGGTATTCATGCTCGGAACCACGGCGCCGTACGCCAAGGCGAACTCGGCGGCGTGCGTCGTCGAGTACACGATTGCCGAGGCATAGGGTTTCGGCGTAGGAGTGGCAAAATTTTGCCACTTATCTCAGGGTGGAGAAGCGGGCATCTCGCCAGGCTCATAACCTGGAGACCGGTGGTTCGAATCCACCCCCTGGGACTTCGAAGTAGCTCAGCAGCAGAGCGCCGGGCTCAAGCCTGGAGGTCGATGGTGCAAGTCCGTCCTTCGAGCCTGTAGACGATTCATCCACCATGTGTGGAAGGAAATCTTTCGCCGTCTGTGATGGCGGCGATTGCGGAAAACCTGATGGGGGCACGGCGAGATGGTCGCCGCGCTTCGCGAAGGCAGACCGGCCGGCCAGCCGGGAAGATGCCGTTACCATCGCTGCTCCGAACGGGGTGCAGGCGACACGATCGCTTGCCCCCGTTTTCTTTTTTCAGGAGCAGCAATGTCCGAAGGTGTTGCCGAGGCCGAACAAGTCCAGTCGCTCGCATCCCCCACCGAGCATGACGAGTCCGGGTTCTTTCTGAATCCGAAGGCTGTCGCCGATTCTCAGTTTAAGGAAGGCGAGCCCAAGCCGGCCGAGGTGGTAAAGCCTCGCAAGCCGGAAGCGAAGGGCGTCGCTCCGCCGGAACCGACCCACATCCCCGAATCTCTGTTCGAGCTCGCCGAATCGCTCGGTGTCAGCCGTGAGGACGCCAAAGCGTTCGGCAGTGCCGACGCTCTCAGCCGCACGCTCTCGATCCTCCGTCGTCAGGCCCAGGCCGAATCCGCTCGCCAGCAGCAATCTCCGCAGACTCAGCAGCAACCCAAGGAAGACGAGCCGTTCAACCCGGACAAGTTCGCCTCGGACGAATGGCTTCCCGAGTTGAAGGAAATGGCCGCGGTCGTGGCGAGGCTGGAGAAACAGAATCGCGACCTGGCGAACCAGGTTCGCCAACTGTCCGGCATCGAAGGGCATCGCCAGAACGAGCAGGGCAAGGCCATGTTCCATGGCGCCGTCAAGGACCTCGGTCTCGAGTCGGTGCTCAAGAACCCAGCCCAGGAGCAGTCGCTGCTCGCCAGGGCGAATGGTCTGGCCGAGATGTACCGTCAAATCGGCGAGAAGGTCCCTCCTCCGAAGGAACTGATCGGCCAGGCGGCTCAGCTGCTGAAGCTGAACCCGCAACCACGTCAACCGCAGCAACCCGCTGCCAGGCCGCGCCACACGAATGGCGTCGGCGCGCCAACCCACCGGCGGTTTGAAATGGAGCGGCCGAATCGGCTGGCCCAGACTCTCGCCGATCACGGAGTCGATCCTGGCCCGGAACGCCAGGAAACCGACTACAGCTTCTTTCTTGGGCAATAACCGTCACGGCGTAATGCTACGGCGGAACAGAGGAGAACAAAATGCCTACTCTTGAGGCACAGACGATTCCGGACCTCATCCAGGCGACGCTGGATGATCTCCAGCCGATGACGCTGACGGACCTGACGACCGACGTGCAGGAGCACGTTGCGTTCAACCGCCTGATGAAGAAGTCGCAGGTCGACTTCCAAAGCGGTTTGCAGGTTCGCATCAACATCATGACGGCATCCGTCAACAACGCCCGGTTCGTCGGTCTCTACCAGACGGACGGCGAAATCAACCAGCAGGATGTGCTGGATCACGGCAGCGTGCCGTGGCGATTCAGCGATTTCAACTGGGCGTGGGATGAGCGAGAAATCGACATCAACAACGGCCAGAGCCAGATCCAGGACTACGTCAAGACGAAGCGGCAGGCGTCGCTCATCGGCTGGGCGGAGTTCATCGAGACCTGGTTCTGGGGATCCGTTCCCGCGACCACGGACGTGAAGACTCCGTACCCGCTGCGGTACTGGATCGTGAAGTCGACCAGTAGCGCGGGGTTCAACGGCGGCGCCCCGACCGGGTCGGATTCGGTGGCGTACACCTCGGTGGGCGGGATCTCGCCGTCCACGTACTCGCGGTGGAAAAACTACACCGCGCCGTTCACGAACATCACGGAGGAGGACCTGATCCAGAAGTGGCGCACGGCCACTCGCAAGGTCAATTTCCGCCCGCCGGTCGGCGTCCAGATGACGAACATGTTCGGCACCGGGCTCATGTACGAGCACTACACGAACGAGTCGAACTACACCCAGTTCGAGTCGCTCGGTGACAAGCGGAACGACAACCTCGGCTACGACTTCGCCGGCCAGACGCCGACGTTTGCGCGAGCTCCCGTGCAATGGGTGCCGAAGCTCGACAACGACACGGACGACCCGATCTACAGCATCAACTGGGGTCGCTTCAAGACGGCGATTCTCAAGGGCAAATGGATGCGGGAACGCCCGGCGATGCAGGCCCCGTTCCAGCACAACGTCTGGGTCGTGTGGGTCGATTCCCAGTGGAATATGATCTGCTCCGACCGTCGCTCCCAGGCTGTCCTCAGCCGCTCCGCGTCTTACACGGGCAACTAATCGCTGCCCCTGGTGGCTGCGTCAAACTCAACAGACAGAACGTAGGGAGGTCTATCGATGACTCTGGCAAAAGTTTATCCGACCGGGACGCAGAGCAATTCCGGTCCTGGCCCGTCGCCGGCGGTATTCGGCCGGATGCCGACGCTCGACGCGATCCACGACCCGAATATCGGGGTGGTGGTCCGCGAAGAGTTCTCCAAGTGGGGTCCGCACAACTCGACGGTCTCCGCCGCGATCACTCAGGGCGTCAACCTGCATCACCTGTTCATCTCGGCGAACGGGACGATCGGCGATGCCGCTCTCAAGAACGCCTCGGCCGTCAAACTGGACGCTGGTGCGAACGACAATGCCGCGGCAGTGATCGCGAATGGTGCCGGCGGGATCACGATCAAGGCCAACTCCGGGCGAAAGGTCGCCTATGAGATCCGTCTTCGCCGTGACACGGTCGCCAACACGAAGCACGGCACCTTCGCCGGGCTCACGGACGTTTACACGCCCACGGCGACGGCGCCGATTCAGGCGAATGGGACCCTGGCGGACAAGAACCTGATCGGGTTCCACATCCCCGAGGGCGCCGGCTCGACGGTCTGCTGCAAGTACAAGGCGAGCGGTCAGACCGAGCAGAACCCGGCCAACACCACGATCGCCGCGGATACGTGGACGAAGCTCGGTTTCTACTTCGACGGAGCGGAGACCCTCAAGTGGTTCAAGGATGGCCAGGAGATCGCGGCGGCTCGGCTCGGCTCGAGCAATCTGACGGCGGCCACGTTCCCGTCCAACGTGACGCTCACCGACATCGTCGGCATCGTCAACGCCACCGGGTCCAGCCCGGGCGCGACGTACGTCGACCGCAAGGAAGTGCAGATGACGTTCGTGGACGGCGACTGATCCTGATCCACCTTGGGACGCCCGGCTTGTGCTCTGAGGGGGGCCAGGCCGGGTTTTTTAGGCGGAGCCCATGAGCTACGAAGCGACGTACGACGACCTCCGGAAAGACGTGGCATTCCTGCGAGGGTGGGGCCGCGACACTACGGCATGGTCCACGGAAAAAACCGAGACGATTGAAGCGGTCATCAAGTCAGCGATGCAGCGATTCCTGTTCGGCTCGCTGATCCCAGGCTCGCCCAAGGCATACGACTGGTCATTTCTGCGGCAGACGGCATATCTCACGACGGCGGACGGGCAGAAGGCTTACGACCTGCCAAGCGACTTTGGCACGGCGGAAGGGTGGGTATACTTCGCGGGCACGAACACCACACGTCGTCCAGTGCCGATCGTCAACCCGGCGCTCGTCGACAGCCAGCAGAGCCAGTACCCAAATGCAACCGGTTATCCGCAACTGGCGGCGATACGTGCGAAGAAGAGTCATGCGAACGCTCCCCAGGAGTGGGAGCTGGTCTTATTCCCGAGTCCGGACGCAACGTACTCGTTGAGCCTGCCCTACAAGATCGTGGCCACGTCGGTGAGCGAGACCGCACAGAGCCTGCCTGGCGGAGCTCTTTACGCAAGAGCGATCAAGTACGCGTGCCTGGCGGAGGCGGCCAGGACGCTCGACGACAGCGCGGCATACGAGCAGGACTACCAGTCGGCTCTTGCGGCGGCGATCGACCTGGACGCACAGCACCGCGGCACGAACCTTGGTTACAACGGAGACCCATCGACTGGCGATTTGTCGGTTGGTGCCGAGAGAAGTTACTATGTGACGGTCAACGGAACGCAGTATTGACGGGGTCGGAACAGAGGAGAGAAACGTGGACAACATCATGTTCAACTTGGCTCGGGCGACGTGGTCGCTTCCCGACCCAGGGACCGGCGAGGCAATCACAATCCAGCGGAGTGGGATCATCGAGATCACCACTGGCGCCAGCGGCGAGACGAACTCGCTGGCGGACCCGGTGAAGGAGGGGATCCTGGTCGGGTTTCTGCTGATCACGGACGGTGGTGGCGATCGCGTCATCACGGCGGCGTCCGCGATCAACCAGTCCGGCAACACGGTGATCACCCTCAACGACGCGGGCGACTTCATCATGTTGATCAGCGTCAAGTATGGCGCCACGAAGGGTGCCTATCGGTGGAAGGTTCTTTCAACGGACGGGCCGACGCTTTCGTAATCAGGGGGTGGTCATGGATTCGTCGATTTCTCCTGAGGCAAGGAAAGACCTCATTGGTGCGTTTGCCGAGGCAGGCAAGACGTGGGGCGTCCCATCGGTCATGGTCTTCATTCTCATGGCCGGCATCTGGATGTTCCTGTCGCGGACGCTGGACATTGGGGCGAGAGTCGCGGATGCACATATCGCCCACATGCAACAGGTCGGCGTCGTGATGGAGAAGTCGAGCGTCGCTCTGGAAAAGATCGCGTCTCGGCTCGACACGATCGAGAAAAAGCTCGAGGGGAAGTGATGGAACTGGAGCGTCTTGCCAGACTTGGGTTCAGTATCGCCAAGGGGATCGCCGCGGCCATCCGTGCGTACCAGGAGTTCCACGGTCTCGAGGTGACGGGCGAACTGGATACGCCCACCATCCGCTCCTTGAACGCACCTCGATTCTGTGGCTGCCCTGATGTGATGGCGATCTCCTCCGAGATGGAGGCGAATCGCTGGCCGGATCCGCACATCTACTGGGGGTTTGCGAACGAGTGGCCCGCATCGATCGGGACGGAGAAAGCCAAGGAGGCGATTACCTGGGCGACGCAGCAATGGGAAGCGGTGTGCGGTGTGCGTTTCAAGTACTGCGAGACTGGGTTTCCCCCAGAGGCGAGATCCAGGTGCTTGATTTCATGCTCGCCCATTGATGGCGCGATGGGCGTTCTCGCACAGAGCGAGTTGGCGAATGGTCGTGACGGGCGGAAGACGCAGCAGTACGATTCGACGGAGCGGTGGGTCGTCTCAGATCGGCCGGCGAATGCCCAGATTGACCTCGCCAGGGTGGCGTGCCACGAGCTCGGGCATTTCATCGGCATCCCGCACATTGCGTCGGGGAACTTGTTGCAACCGACGTACGACGTGCGGATTCGGGGGCCACAGCCCGGGGACATTGCCGAGGCCAGGGCGAGATACGGTCCACCGATCGTCGATCGTCCTCCGCCTTCGCCGCCGGCCCCAGCAGTCGAGAGGTACATGATCGAGGGGTCAGGGATCAAAATCACCAAGGTGTAGCTATGATCGCCACCGTCAGGATCTGGCCGATCAACGGTGAACCGAGAATCGTCCGTGTTGAGTGCGAGGACGACGACTCGGCCAGCGACGCCGAGATCCGATGCGGGGCATGTTTCTGGCCCATGTGGGCTGAACGTCGGCCTGAGTTCGTCGGGTGGGACCTTTCGGAAAGCGTGGACCTCGAAACATTCTTCGAGCCGCCGATCCAAATGGGCACGGAGTGGTTTTCCTATGAGACGATTCTGCCATGATCTTGGGTGCGCGGCGGTGTTCCTCGCTGGTGCCGTGGTGGGGGCGACGGTCCTCGCTGCGTTGGTGATCGTCGTCGCCATCCGCGGAGTTCCGGCTCGCGGGTTCGAGCCAGTAAAGCTGCAAAGCGGGATGACGCATTGGGGCGAGCTACAGGTTGTCCAAGACGCGATCACCATCAATGGAGACAAGGGATGGACGGCGTCTGGGACGATTCAGCGCAATGGCGAAATACACCTGCTGTGGAAGAACCAGAAGGACGACGGCAGCGAGGCGTACGCCCTGGGCGTTTACCGTTTCGACGAAGGGCAACTTAACGGCAGGTGGGGATGGTTCGCGACAGTATCCCGAGGTGACGACGGGAAAATCCAAGGGGCGAACTTCTTCGAGACGATCCTGGTTGTCCCGTACGAGTCCCCACTGCGATAGCGAGGCGAGCGTGTGGTGTCGCTGGTATTGCTCCTGGGGGTGGCGGCTGTCGGGCAGACGGCGATCAGGCCAGAGCACGCCCTGATTGCGTGGAGGGACTTGTCGCATGCGGTGCCCGATCACCTCAAGGCCCAGACCCGCTACCTGATCCGTGGCGAGTACGAGCACGAGCAGGCGGTGATCTCGGGGCACATGCAGCACCTGTCCAGGTCGCCGATTATTCGCAAGCCGGTGCTCATCGAGAAGCAGCTGTACCGGGTGTACTTGAGCGACTACAGGATCAACCCGGCAGTGTACGAGCGCCTGGCGGGTGTCGACCCGTACGCCCACTGGGATGTGGACATCAAGGGAAAGAAGGAGAGAACCCACAATCCCCTGCTGATCGACTCGAAGGACGGCGTGAATGCGATGGAGTACCTGGTCTATTACACCAGGAGCAACACGCCAATCCTGACGGCCGAGTGGTTTTTCAATCAGACGGCGATCCAGCAGGGGCGAGTGGCGGGCTACTACGATTTCCTCGAAATCAAGACGGTCGCCGACTTCGAGAAGCTGATCGGATTCGACCGGAAGCTGGCCAAGGACTTCGGGCAGATCCAGCGCGAGGCGATTGCGATCTCGGAGGTGACTGTCGAGGGGCCTCGTGGGATCGTCAGGAAAAATACCCTCGGTGGCGGGTACTGGGTTTCGATTGATTTCAAGGTCGCGAAGGGGTTGAAGAACCCGCTCCGCATCATCGGCGAGGACCTCGAAAAACAGAAGGACGCGACTGAAGGGTTCGGCCACTTACCCAACGGATTCTGGGCGACGTTCGCGGCAGACGCTGGCGACAAGCTTCAGGATGTGGCGCCAAACTTTATCGCGGGGGACACACGGAGCAAGAGCACCGACAAGCAGGTTCACCCGAACATGGGGTGCCTTCGCTGCCACACTAACGCCGGGCTCCGCGACCTGCACGGGTTCTTTCGCCGGAACTTCAGGGGTGGTCACAATGGCCTCGACATCGCGTCGCTCGACTACGCGAAACAGGAGCAGTTCCGCGAGGAATACAGCCGCAACCTCGATCGGTTTCTTGAGAATGATCGACGACGGTTTCGTGATGCGGTTGAAGAGGCGACTGGGCTGGACGCCAAGAAGTACGCCGAATACTACGCGGCCTACTGGGAGCGTTATCGAGACGCTGAGGTCGACTTGGCATGGGCGGCAAAGAGTGTCGGCACGACGCCCGAGGAGTTGCGGCGAGCGTTCGACGCCCAACTCCCGAGGCCAGGCCGAGTGATCCAGATTGACCCGCGATACGGGGCTCTGGATACGGTGCTGACCGGGCTGCTCAACGGGGACAAAATCTCGATCAGCAGCTGGGAGGAAGTGTATCCCCTGGCTGTGATCGCGTGGAGGGGGAATCGAAAGTAATGGCGTGGAAGAAATACGAGTTGCCCTGGTGGTGCTACTGGCTGCTGGATCGTTTCCAGTGGTTCCGTCGCTGGCGTGGTGGGCATTGGGAATTGTGGTGGAACGACCTGACGCGGACGAATATGTGGTTCCATGTTGATCAATGCAGCGGGCGTGGGATTTCGCAGCACTACCGTCCGCCATGCTGCATGGGCAGTCCGCTGTGTGAAGACTGGACAAAGGAGAAAGCATGAAACGACTCGCACTCGCGGCTCTGCTCGTTGCAGGTTCCGCTCACGCTCAGCACTGCCACATCCCGGCAGCGACGTACCACCCGCCCGCGCAGCAGGTGCTCAACTACGGGCACGGGCACAATTACGGGCACGCCTACCAGGCGCCGTACCCGTATCCGCTCGTGGCGTTTTACCCGATCGCAGGCTACGGCTACCAAGCCCCGCCGACGCAGGCCCAGGTGCAGGCGACGGACGAGATGAAGGAGTTGCGTGCGGCGGTAACCGAGCAGACGAAGGCCCTGGCGATCCTCGCCGAGGCGGTCAGCAAGTTGAAGGCAAAGTGATGGTACAATTAGCGATCATGTTTTGGTGGATGTCAACGGTGGACCCTGATCCTGGTCCACCTCCACCAAAGCCAACGTCAGTGGAGGTCGTACATGAAATTGCATAAATGTGGCAAAATTTTGCCACTTCTCGCCGCGATCGCGTTCACCTCGTTCGCTGAGGCCGGTGGTCACCCGGCCGTCCAGCGGATCATCGTGGAGGAACAGGCCCAGGACTACTGCCCTCCACCGCAGCAGCAGGTGAGGCAGCGGGTCCAGCGGGTCATCGTGGAGGAGCAGACCGCTCCGCCTCCGGTGTACCAGCAGCGGATCTTCACCCAGCGAGTGGTGACCCAGCGTTTCGTGGCTCAGCCTCGCCTGAGCATCAGTATCAACCGATTCCACCGATAACCGCACGGGAGAGACGATGTCGATCACGATCAAGACCAAGGTCTCCAACATGGACAAGGTCCGTTCCACGAACGCGACCGACACTTCTTTCCCGTCTCGAGTCCCGACCACGACCCAGCCATCGGGCGAGGGGGTCTATGACGCGGCGAACGGCGCCGCGGAGACGGGGAACATCCTAAAGATCATCCCGTTCGGGGTTGGGTCCAACGACCAGACTTTCGACATGCGGGTGATCGGCTGGTCCAAAGTCGGGACAGGTGTCGGGTCCGGCATCTGGATCCCGGTCATCCTGTCCCAGGTTTCCTGCACCCTGTCCAGCGCGTGCCCTGGCGTGGCCAGCACGACCGTGGACAACACCAACCTGTTCTGCGACACGATCACCGCTCTGACGGCCCTGAACACGCTGACCTCGGTCGAGGTCGTCTCCCCTGCGAATGACTTCCCAGGATTCCTCGCGGTCGATTACCGCGGGTTCAAGCTGATCGAGATCGTCTTTGACATGACCGGTGCCACGAGCGGGAACGCACTCGTTGGCACCTATTGAGGTGACCCATGGCGGACAAAGTTTACGACGAGGCGATCAGTAAGTTTTTCAACGGGACGCTGTCCTCCGCGGACACGTTCCGCCTGGCACTGGGCAACTTCACGTTCAACGCCAGCCACACCGTCTTCTCCGACATCAATGCAGGAGAAGCGAACGGGACTGGGTACACGGCGGGCGGACAAAACCTCAGCAGCGTTGCCATCTCAAAGCCCGGCGGGGCCGGGACGTTGCTGAAGTTCTCGAGCAATTCCGCGGTCTGGTCGAACGTCACGATCAACTGCAACGCAGGCGTCATCTACAAGCTCGGTGCGAACGCGGGCGTGTCCAGCCTGGTCACGTTCCTGGACCTAAAGGCTGCCAATGGCAACGCCAACGTCGTCGTCAATGCGGGCAACCTGACGATCGCACCGAACGGTTCGAATGGGTGGTTCAACGGAGTAGCGTCGTGAGAGCTCGAAGGCGGACCCAGATCGGTCGCCGAGTCGACAACTCGACAGCGAATACCGGTACGGTGCTTCGCCCGGGTGGTAGCCAGATTACGTTTACGGCTGGTCAGCCAGCCATCTCGATTGATACCACTATCACCACGTCGCAGGCAGCGATTACGTTCACGGCTGGGGCACCAGCGATCGAGACGGTCAAGCACCAGGCAGTAGCCGGGTCGGCGATCACGTTTACGGCTGGCCAGCCCACGGTGACGATTGTCAACCCGCCGTCAGCAAACAAGGTATTCCAGCTTACGCCTGCCAGCATTCAGCAGTCAGGTGGCTCAGTAACGTCATGGGATGACGAAATTGCGGCGTACGATTTCACGCCAGGGACAGCCCCAACGGTCGCGTCGGCTGCGCTGAACGGATACGATGTGGTCGAATTCGACGATGCGAGCTCGCAGTATCTGGCGAGTTCTTATACGCCGTCTGGAACACTAACCATTTTGTTGGTCGCAAAGTTTACGGTATTTAATGATGCCGGCTCGGCACACCAGCTCTGTGCATGCCACGACGTCTCAAATCCAGACGGTGGCTTCACGATCAATGACAGCAACTTGAGTGGCATTAGCAGCGATTACCTTGGGTTGCAAACGGGCATCGGTGGCGCATGGGTTAGCGGTGCGATATATACGGGCTCGACGTCGCTTGATTCGTCGTGGCATATCTATGGCCTTACTGTCAGCGCATCGACCACCAAATTGATTAAGGACGCAGTAGTGTATACGGACAACTCCCATGGGGCAATTGCGGCTGCCCTGACGCTGACACTTGGCGGCTACAATGGCACCGGCTTGTTTGGTGGGCAGATCGCCGAGGTCATTTACTGGGACGACGATCTCGACACGGACCTGTCAACGGAGATCGCGGCCCTCCAAACCAAGTACGCTCTGTAGGAGATGCCAATGGCTCAGATTACGATCAACTTGTCTGACAACCTGAAAACCGCCATCGACGACGCAGTGGCTGGCCAGAACAATGCCGCGTTTGTGGCGTCAGGCTTGACCAAGGAGGCTTTCGCCCAGAAGTTCCTGGCAACCTTCATCAGCAACATGGTCCGCGGCTGGAGGGACCGCAAGAGTCAGGAAGCGAACGCCACGCAGGCCCAGCTTGACGCAGCGTCGATCACCTTCGAGTAACAGCCATGGCCAAGAAGAAATCCGGCGATTACCTGCAGAAGGTGCAGCTTCCGCTCAAGGGGCTGTCAGAACAGTTCGCCTATGGTGACCAGCCAGCTGGCACCACGGCGGGAGCGATCAACGTCCGCTCCTTCGAGGCGAGCACAGGCCGGCGCCGGCTTTCGTCCAGATCGGGAATCAGCAAGTACGCATCCACCCAGGTCAACGGCAACGCATCGATTCAGGACATCACATCCATCACGATCGCCAAGTCGTCCCTCACCGGCCCTGGCAACGTCATGGCGACCGGGAGCAACGCGACTCTCGCCCAGATGTTGGATCAGAACCAAGTGACGCTGTACCAGCAGGCCACGTCCCTCGGCAACGCTCCGGTCAATGTTCACATGGACACGGATGGAGTCGGATACGCCGGCGCCGTCAACGCGACGAGATCCATGAAGCTCATCCGTGTCGAGGCCAATGGCACGCTCGGGTGGGCAGCGAACACTACGATCTCGGGAACGGGCACCTGGGAAATATTTGGGATGGATTCCAATGCAACGCAGCTGTTCGTCTATACGGCGAATGGCTCCGCAAATGGGTCCATCTATCGGTTCTACAAAAACAACGGATCGCTCGTTGATGCCGGTGCCTGGCTCCAGAGCCCAACACAGCTTAAGATTCCGCAAGTGTCGACCGGCGTAACGCTGAGGCCGTACAAGCTCATCGCAATTACGAACGGCGTCCTTGGTATCGCCAACAACGGAAGTAACCTGCAGCAGATCACGCTGTCCACTGGGGTTGGCGTCAACAACTGCACGTTTGGGATCGGGGCTACTACCACCACGGAGGCGTTGTGCGCTGACGACAGCGGGAACTTCTATATCACCGGGGATTCTGCCAACGCCTCGCGAGACACGCTGGCCAAGGTCAACTCGTCAGGAGTTGCGGTGTGGCAGGTCAACGCCGTCTACACCAGCCTCAGCTATGACCTGAGTGGTGCCTCGCTGCTAGCGATCACTAGCGCAGGCGTTCTGCGAGACATCGACCCGTCCACTGGCAACACCACTCGCACATCCAATTCGACGCTTGCCAATCCGGTCTCTATCGCAGCCGATGGGTCGAACGGGTGCTTTGTTGGCGGGGACAACGGGTATCAGAGATTCGGGGCGAACCGCACGATTCTTTGGACGCAGAACGTCACAGCCTCCTCGAAGGTTGCCGTTGCTTCAACGAACACCAACACGTACAGCACGTCGAACCGCATGTCGTCAACGCGGAGTGTGATCGGGCTGGTGACTGCGGGCGGGACTGTCGCGACGTTCTCAAACTCCACGCTCGGGACGGTGACCAATGGCACCGTGGCCATGTCATCTTCTGCCAGCGTGGTGTTCTCGGACGTCAATGGGCTTTATGTCTACTTCGTCGACGGCACTCAGTACAAGCGGTTCAATACCGTCAACCGAGCCATGGAGTCATGGACCGCGTCGAACGGCTCATTGCCGATCGACACTTTGTACGAGACGTGCCGGCTCATCTGCACCTGGCGGGGCAGGACAGTTTTGTCCGGACTCCGAGGCGACCCGCAGAACTGGTTCATGTCTGCCGTCGACAACCCACGCAACTGGGACTACGCTCCGTCGCCGACCGTCGCAACGCAAGCTGTCGCTGGCAACAACGCCGAGGCCGGACTCGTTGGCGATTTGATCAACTGCCTGATCCCGTACTCGGATGACCTTCTCATCTTTGGGTGCGACCACAGCATCTGGGTCATGCGCGGAGACCCGATGGCAGGCGGGCAGATCGACCGCGTCTCCGACACGATCGGCATGGCCTGGGGCCGACCGTACTGCAAGGACCCCACTGGCGCGGTGTACTTCTTCGGAAGCCGCGGCGGGGTCTATCGCATGGCCCCTGGTGGGGCACCGGAACGCATCAGCCAGCCGATCGAGGAACGGCTCGCCGATATTGACCTCTCCACGACGGTCGTGCGGATGGCTTGGGACGATCGCCAGCAGGGGTGCCACCTGTTCCT